CTTTGACATAACAAACTCACCAGGAGTTAGCATAGCAGGAACTGTATCCTTATCACCAGTACCAGGAACTTCACCACCCTTATTGAAGTTCTTCACCTTCATCATCTCATCCATCTTCTTATTTTCTTCCTTCTGACTAAAACCTTTACCTATCCCTTCTTTAGGACCATAGTGAACATAGTCTTTATCTCTTGGAATGATATCAGGAATATCAACACCCCCCAATTTGTCACCATCTTTAAGTGAATCAGCCTCACCTTTCACCAATTCCTTATCAATCTTCTTCCCAAATCCAAATATTGATTTAACTGCATCAATTATTTTAGGTATACCCCATGATAATAATGCTATTGCTCCTACTGTAAATGTAACTCCTGGTCCAATAAAAGCCATAATACCAGCAACCAAAAGAGGCCACCAATCCTTAATAAACTTAAAGAGAGAAGAAACCTTGTCCTTATTTGTAGGATCAGAGAACCATTCCCACAATTTAACTACAGTACTTCCAAATAAAATCGCAGTTAAAAAATTAACTATCTTATCCCATATACCCATCACTGGTTTGAGTGCCATCTGTCCCACTTTCTTTATACCACCCATCATCTTCTCTAAACCACTCTCTCTTTTATTCCTCTTCTTATTCTCTTGTTGCTTTCTTAAAAATTCTGTTTGATCCTTACTAACTTCTGCTTGACCTATTAAAGTCTCTTTAATACCATCAACTGAGGATGAAATTGATTTGAGTATAGGTAACAATCCCTCCTGTGATTTTTCACTATCTACTTCTGCAGCAGCAGGTTCTGCTACATCTGGTTTAAGTTCATCAGGTTTTGCTAGTGCTCCACCCTTAAACCGTCTTATTCTTTCTTCCTTACTTAAATATTCTCCCTTTTCATCTAGACCCATCACTCGTGATGCATACCCTTCATCAAGTGGAGTTCCTTTCTTTATATCTGCAGCCTTTATCTTCGACTTTCTAATCTTTATCCTTGGTCTCTTTTTCTTTGCCTTTGGTTTCTTTTTCTTTGGTGTTGTCTTTGATGGATCAATCTTAGTAGAAACTCCTGGTGTTCCTGATCCTTCATTACCATCTAGTTCACCTGATACTCCTTCTCCACCTATGTTCCCTTCACGTATATCATCTAAGACATCATCTAAACCTTCAGGTATCTCACCATATTCTTCTTCTATGACTTCTTCTACTTCTTCTATTGTTTCTACTACCTCTTCTATTACTTCCTGTGCTGCTTGCTCTGCTTCCTTTGCTGCTTGCTCTGCTTCCTTTGCTGCTTCCTTTGCTGCTTGTTCTGCTGCCTTTTCTGCTGCTTGTTCTGCTTCCTGTTGTCTTCTCAATGCCTCCCTTGCTGTCCATATTTCTACTCCAGTTTCTACATTAGAAACTCTATTCTCAAGTCCAAGAACCCGTGTCAAAGTTTTCCTTTGCATTCCAAAGGACTTACTTATTGTCTTGTGTATTTCAGCAATTTCAATAGGAATATTTTTTTCAAGGCTCTCAACTTTACCAGCAAGCTTCATATGAGGTTCGTGTTTCTCCCTCATAGACTGTATAAAGCCTCCTCCTGCATATGAATTTGGTCTTCCTTTAGGCATTAGATTTCTGCTGGTTCCTCTTTAGTTCTTCATCCTCAAGGTGTTGTTTTAATAAACCAACATAGATGTCTCGTTCCCAAGGCATCCAGTTTTCAATCTCTGTCAGGCTATATTTATGGTACTGCATCAAAGCAAAATTAAGTCTGAAATAGTTCTCCAGACTCATGTATACCATGCCTACCCGAAAAAAGATGCTAATCCCTCAAGCACAACATCACTTTCAACTTTTGTTTCTGGATTTGTAACTTTAATAGTATGAGATAACTTAGGCATTGTTGTAAAGAACTTCTCAATCTCTTTGAATTGAGCAGAGTTCATCGACTCAAGGAAATCATTCATCTCTTTCTTAGTACAATCCTCAGAAGCCCACACCTCATCTTCTGTATAGATCTTATCAATACATGATGCAATTAATTTAAAGGACTGATCTACCTGAGTAGTATCATTGAAATCAAAATTATTTTTAATAAACTCATCAAGAGATGGATACTTCATCTCCATCATAATCTTTTCATCAAGTTTAATCTTATTATTATGTTCCTCACTCTTCTGAATTTGAATATCATCAAGATTTATAGTTACAGGAACACTTGTCTTACCATCATCAGGACAAACAATATTAACTTCAAGATCTTCTCCAACAGATTTGCCTCTGATGTTTAAAAATAAAAATTCAATATCAAATGTAGGAAGTGTCTCAACCTTAACACCCTTCGTAAGAATACAATTCTTTAGAACAGCTTTAATAGCAGTAGTAATTTGTTTTGTATCTTCACTCTCTAAAGCAATAACAAGTAACTTTTCTTCCTTAACTAAAAAGGGTCTGTACTCTACAGTCTTTCCTGTTGATGGCAACTCAAGTTCATAAGTTGGTGTGGCAATCTTTGGTAATGGCATAATGTTTTATAACAAGTCGTATATTTATATAGTAGGTTTATTTAGATAAGATTTGCAGCAATGCTTCTAGCAACACCACCAACTAATTTATTATCTAAATCAAGAGCTCTAAGTCCAGCATTAACTGCTTGGAATGCTTGACCATTTAGATCTGCTTGTGTTCTTGGATCAAACATATCAAATAATCCACCTCTAGTCTGTTCGATATAGTATCTACTGTAAGTCATCGAGACTGTACACTTTAATAAATCAGATGCATCATAAGAAACTGGCATAGAATTAATTGCTAAAGGAAATGTATTAACAAAACCATAAGCAAGAGGTTTTACCTTTCTTCTTGAGTTTATATTCTTTTCAAACTTTGTAACTTCTAATGTTCCCTTATAGTCATTTGGAAATGATGCTCTATAAAAGAAGTTTTCTTTCTTAGTATTTCCAGTAAAATTATCAGTAGCATTCTCATTCATTATAAATCTCATCCACGATTCAAAGAATCTAATAGGCAAGTATTGATCAGCATCACAATAGAAAGTTAAATCAATACGATCATCATACATTCTACGATATGCATGTCTCTCTGTTACTCCAGTAAAATCACCTGTCAATTCAGTAGTTGCTAACTGAGATCCAGGTAAGGATGCTTCTGCACATAATAAATTTAATTGATCTTGCCTATAGTTCGTACTGTTCTGCCTAAGAAAAGAATTAAATTCTCCTCCCTGTGGTACTCCAATAGCAACTTGGAATTGTGATGTCTGAGCAGGATTCAATAAGTGTGCTTTGACTTCTGATATAGTTCGTGCTCTTGGATGTATGGAAGCCATTTATAAATACTATTTGACCTTATATATTATGTATATGAGATAATGGGAGAAAGTATTAAAAGTAGGTACAAACCTTCTAATCCTAAGAAATATCAAGGCAATCCCAATAATATTATCTGCCGTAGTAGTTGGGAAAGAAAGTTTTGTCAGTGGTGTGATAGAAATGATAGTATAATTTCATGGGCTTCAGAGGAATTTTGTATACCATATGTTTCTCCAAAAGATAATAGAGTTCACAGATATTATCCCGACTATCTAATCAAAGTAAAAGAGAAAGATAATAAAATTAAAAGTTATGTTGTTGAAGTTAAACCAAAGAAACAAACCCTTCCACCTAAACCAAGAAAGAGAGTGACCAAATCATATATCTACGAGTGTCAAACCTTTGCAGTAAACCAAGCAAAGTGGAAAGCAGCAGATGAATTCTGTAAAGATAATCACATTGAATTTAAGATTATAACTGAAAGAGAATTAGGTATTAAGTAATGACAGATAGTTTTGGATTTAGTGATGGAGATCCAGCACATCCATCCAATCGTATAGAGTTAATTAAAGATGAACTGGCAGAAACAAATGATCCAGAAGATCTGATGTTACTGATTATGGATGCACTTAAAGATACTGTGTCACCCATACCTGAAGTAGGAAAATTCTATACCTTTGTATATAATCCCAAGACACCTGACATACAATATGATCAACATCCTTTAGTTGCTTGTACTGCATTAGAACAATGGGGATTCAAAGGAATCAACTTCCACTGGCAACAATCAAGGAATTATACATGGAATGAACTTGCAGGTCAGTTATATATTGTTGAATGGAATGAACTTGATGACCTTATGGCAGTTCCTTATGCCAAATACATGCTAAATAGATAAAAATATACTTCTAGATGAAAAAGAAGACAACTGGAGTTAGTCCAATAAGAGTAGGAGACTCGTCTGGAGAAAGACGAACAATTTATACTGCCCTAGAAGTAACAGAGACAGAAAATTCTGAAGGAGTACCAATATATACATCAAAAATAATAAGATATCTTAACCATAGATTAGAAGGTTCTCTTGTTATTGCTGAAGGAACAACAGAAAATCCAGGAGTCTTTACACCTACACAATTTGCAACCGTTGAAGAGAAAAAACTTTTGCAAGGTGGTGGAATTATTCTAAAAACTCTTAAGCAACAAGTAAATAGTATAAAAAAAGAATTTGGTAGAAGTCCAATAACAGCACAACAAAAAGAAGAACTTGCCAAGATAGCAAGTGGAGCTGCAAGTCAATTAGTTCAAGATGAAGGAGATCCTCAAGGTGGAAGAAAAAATCCTTTATCATTTAGTACCAATAGTTTAAACACTCTTTCTGGTAGAGGATCTGAAACACCTTCTGTTGCTGTAGGAAGGAATAGTAGTGGAAGTAATGGTGGATCTGGTGGTAGTAGTGGAGTCAATAGAAGATATCCAGATCTAAAATACCCAGAAACTCTAAATGTCAATCAAGATACATTAAGAATAGCAATTCTAAAATTTGAGGGAAGACAATTTGCAAAAGCTAATGCAGATGGTACAGGAGGAAAATTAGCCTTTGCAGATAGATCTTCATGGACTAAAAGATCAATAGGTTCAGTTGTTCTACCAGTTCCTACTGCAGTAAGTGATTCAAACTCTGCCAGCTGGGGTGAAGATAAAATGGATGCTGGTAAAATAGCAGCATCCGATATAGCAATGAAAGCTATTGGTGGTGAAGGTGCAGTAGATGCTGCTAAAAGTGCAATTGATACAGCAACAGGTAGTAGTGATGAAGTTAAAGATGCATTAAAACAATACTTTACAGGGCAAGCAACAGGAGTTAAAGGTATTCTTGCAAGGACAGAAGGAAAGATTATCAACCCTAACATGGAACTAATCTTTAATAGTCCTCAACTAAGAGACTT